CATCAACCGCCTGTGGAGTGAAGATCGCCCTGCTCGTTGGTCTCTCCTCACCCTGTACCGATAATGCCACGGCAATAGGTGTCAATTCTCCACCTTCAGGAACCGATATATTGCCGTTAAATGTTACCTGATATCTTGCAAAACAACATGAAGAATTATTGACGATCCCACGCAGAGTAAAAATCCCCGTTTCGTCCTCATGATAAACATATCCTTTGGTACAAGGGATAGAAGCACTAAATAATACAGGACTATTCAGAGATACCGCCTGTACAGCATTTGCTAAATATTCTGCCATATCCAGAATCCTCCATTAACCACATCCACATCCACATCCAGAATTGCTCTGTGGGCATGTGAAGATCGGCTGTCTGCCATAAACGGGTACTGTATTAACAGGGCAATTATTCAATCTGTTATACAGGGCATCAACTTCATCTGAAAAACCCTTCTGGATAAATGCGTTCTGTGCCGTCTGTGAAGCCGCCAGATTTGCCATGTTCAACTGTGTACGGAGATTCTGATTATCCTGTTTGAGATTATCCAGTTCTAACTGGCACAACTTATCCAGAATAGCCTGTGTACCGTTACTCTGGCTCTGGATGATATCTCTCGTATTATTTGCATCTGCAAACCTCGTAGCACTTGCCTCACTCTGAATAATATTCTGTGTCTGGCAGGTTGCGAGCCTATTATCACAACAACACTGTGCTAACTGTGCCTGTGTTGAATTGAAACCCTGATTAATGGCATTCTGTAAACCAAATGTCTGGTTCATGGTTGCCATCTGCATATCAGAGCAACAATTGCACAACTGCGTAGAAAGGTTACCGATACCTTCTCTGATTCCAGAAATATTGGAATTAATCATCTGGTCTCTAAAACCATCATTAATGGTTTCTGTCTGGTTCATCCATGGGTAGAGATTTCCTGCACCACTTCCAGACATTCCGCCATTATTTCCCCATCCTCCATTGCCGAAAAGGCAGAGGAAAAGCAGAATAATCCACCATCCAGAATCTCCACCAAAACCAAAGCCTCCATCATTCCTGTTGCCTACAACTGCCGCAAGGTCAGCCGCAGACATTTCACCTGTTGTTAAAGACATGTTTTGTCCTCCTTTTTAGATTTTTATTTTCACTGTTGCAACATTTGAAAATCATCAAAAAGTGTTTGAAAACTGAAATATAATTTTGGAATTTGAGTTTTTATTTCAAAAACTGGCAAAATATTTCAAAATTGAGCATTATTTCATCAACTTATAAATCTCATTCGCCTGTTTCACATATTGATTCATCTGCGTTTGGTTTATCCTTCCAGAATTGAGAAGATTCTGCACCATCTGCTGTGGGTTACCTGAAAATGTCTGCTTAAATTGCATGATCCGATTAATCAACGGATTATTTACTCCAGATCCTCCATTAAGTTGGTTGTAAAGGGGATTTGCCATCATCCCTCACCTTCTTCCCTGATATCATCCAGAACCTTTTTTATGCCGTCTCGGAACTCCTCAAATTCTTTTCGTGATACATAATCACCCTCATCCTTCTTCACGGCTCCTGCCTCCGAGTGCCTTGAATTTTTCTCCTTATAATCAAACACTCTCAACGGCTGTGGCATTCCAGATTGGTCTGTACTTTTGATATAGAAAACAGAATCCTCACTATCCATCAAAAGAACCGATTGCCCAGATCCTACGGGATAGGCTTTAGCCGCCGCCTCACCCTGTACCCATATAATTCCATTGCTTTGTGCCACGGAACCGCTCTGTGCCGTTTGCAGGGGATTTCCAGATACCTGCGGATTGCCATAATACTGTGGGTAATAACCCTGCGGAAAATAATTGTTGTATGCCATAATTTATTCCTCCTTTTTGAAAAAATATAAAACTATCTCTCCTCCAGAATCCCATGTGTCGTAATAATTACCATCAACAACGGCAACAACATGATTCTGGCACGCAAGCACATATCTTCCCTTCGGATGATCCTCTGCGAATTTCTTAACTGTGATACATTCTGGACATATTGAAGAAATCATGTGTTCTTCAAATCCATACTTTTCCAGATACATTCCCCATACATAATTTGCAGACGGCATATCCCTCAATGCCAATCCTTCTGCAGATAACCCGATAAATGCATCACTCCAATCCATCCCGATAGCCTTGGAGATGGCACGCACGGCACAATCTCCAACTCTCTGATTTTTAGGATTTGGATTATAAAAAACAAAAGGCATAAGGAAACCTCCTCTATGCCTTAATCATTACAAAATAAAAACCCTCCAACAATGAAATTGGAGGGTTGTTTTCGTGCAATTTATGTTTGTTATTCAGATACCATCATGTCTATTGCTTTCCTGATAAACTCCGATCTGTTTGGGCATGATTCCAGAAACTTAATGTACTTCTCATCCTTCTCCTTCCTCAATCTCAAACAATAAACCTTGCACTTTTCATTGTACCTTGTAAATTTTGTTTCCTTGGTTTCTTTCATCTCATTTCTCCTTTATAGATGCTTAAACAACTTGGCTTCTGCCTGATATATAATATTCTTCATTTGGCGAACTGATATGTCAAATTCTGCCGCCAACGGCTCATAACATATCCCATCAATTAATCGCCTTTTTAAGATCCTTCGGTCTCTTTCAGAATGTATCCATTCATCAATCAATTTCTCAATCTCTGAATTGGAGATATCATCCAGATTCCTCATTATCTTCTCCTTGTTCTCATTCCTTTGCTCTTTCCATTCTTATGTACTCTGGTTCTTGTTCTCACTACTATCCTTGCCATTGTTTATGTCTCCATCTCTCCCGATATAATTTGCCGTGCCATTGTCCGCATTAACCTCTGTATGTGATTCGGTATAATCATATTGATTCCATGCCCATAACCACGCTCCATTGGTCAATGCAAGCAGAATTATCAGAATGATTATAATAAGGTTTCTCCACTTATCATTTCTCTCATCCTTCGCTTGCATCCTCTCAAATGCAATCCTACTCATTGTTATATTATCATTATTTTCCATGTTCTTCATCCTCCTTGTATTCCAGAATGAATTTTTTGGCTTCAGCACGGGTTTTGAACCTCTTAATCACATATCCTTCATTATCGGTTATCGCCCATGATTTTGTATGCTTGAACCTGTAACCATCCCTAATAAGCGTTTCACTCTCCAGAATCTTCATTTTTCGCCTCCCTTCTCCAGAATCCTCATTCTTAACACTCCTATTGCATAATCCAGACATACAGGGCAACAACCTCCTGTCTGCTCCATGAAATAATCCCTGATTTCCTCCAGATCATGTATGCAGACTTCATCCGTCATGTTGCTAATTTCTTCAATCCTTCTCTCCAGATCCATCATCCTCATCCTCCTCATCTTCTTCCTGTTCTTCATATTCCTCTATCTCATCCGATCCACAAAAAGGGCAAACCTCAAAATCCATGTATGCAGGTGATCCCCAAAATTCTCCAACACATTCGGAACGGCTCTCAACCTCATCATCATCAAAAATCTCTCCACATTCGCAACACCTAATCATTTTCTTTCCTCCTTCATCTTCTTATCAAACTGCCAATCACTATATACCCCTGCCAGATAAACCGATAAAGCACCAAAAACAAAGAACCCTGTTGCCGTCAGAATAAAACCAAATAAATTCAATGTACTCATCTTTTTTCCTCCTTAACACTTTCCATCTGCAACAAGTATCGGGCACATAGAATAAGATCCTAACGGATAAACCGCCTCCGCTTTGAAGAACTCCGTGGACTGCTTATTAATCCTGCATCTCTTTTCCTCTTTTCCATCCGAAAGGATGATTGTCTTCTCTGTCCTTGATACTACCTGATAACTCCAGATGCATTCATGATCGCAGGGAGAACTCATGCTGTACCATCTTCCAACTTCAAACTTCTTCATCAATCTGTACCTCCTTGGTATGATGGTTAAAATATATACTACCCAAAAACCTATGTAAAGTCCTTTTTCATGAAATACGGGCATTTTTTATATAATCCAGAATCCTCAAATATCCTCCTGCAAGTAGGTGAATTATAATCCTGATATTTGCAGATCCTGCATCCTAATTCTTCCGCTCGCTGTTCCGCCTCCCTGATATCCCGTGCCATTTCCTCTGCAGAATATCCCTGATGTAAAGCCTCCTCATATTCATTCCCCATATTAAAACCACTCCTCTGCCGCCTTATAATGTGATGCTCTCGCTTCCTGATATTCTGGTATCAGATCTTCAAGTCCTGCCTCATACAGATAATCTTTGTAATTCTTATCATCTCCATACTCCAGAGGCTTTTTGGAAAAACATCCAACTACTTCCCAATCACCCTGATAATAATTGATTGCATATTCGTGGTTATCCATCTCATACCTAAAGGCAGAAACCGCAAAATCATGATCCTTCATTAATTCCCTCAAATCATCTCCATCCTTCTCAAAAAAGGCTTTAATGATAGGAGAATCGGCACGGAGGTAAAACCCTCCAGAATCTCCGAGCCGATAAATTTTGTCCGTATCATTCTCGGTCAATCCTCTTTCCTCCATTGCCCTCTTAAACTGTTCTCTGCCGAAAGCAAAGAAGATAGGCAGATCATTAAATTCCTTCTGGTTCTTTTCCTTCCATTCCTGATAAGTCATTGTGATTCCCTCCTTGATATTTATTAGAAAAAGTGTACGCATCCACAATTTCTCGCTACCCTAAACCATTCCTGCCATTCCTCATCCTTATCATCAATGGTTTCCGCAACCTTGATACAATCATGATGTTCAGGAAATTCCCTATTGAACCTCTCCAGAGCCTTAACCTGATTATCACCGCCATAAGCATGCTCACAAGTTGTGAACCTTCCATCCTGATAATAACTCCTAACTCTCACATACTTCATTGTTTCGTACCTCCTTAATTGTCGATAATAATATCCTCTGCACCGCCAACCTTCTCCAGAATGGTAGGAAGATGCTCTCTGCCATAACCCCAAGTTTCATATCCTCCATCCTTGTCATACCAAATATTAAACGCATACGCATTGTGTCCTTTTCCACATACACAACATTCCCATCCTTCTTCTCTACCATAATACTGTCCAATATGCTCCGATCCATCCTGCTCCTTGAACTTGTACCAATTACCTGCTACTAACCTGATGTTTGCCATTTTTCTGTACCTCCTTGGTTGATAACTATATACTACCACATCCAGAATCATTGTCTATCGTCAATTTTCGATTTCCAGAAAAAAGGGGAGAAGATCTCCCCTCATACATACATGCAACTCTTATAATTGTTCATTGTGGCTCTAATCATCCTGATATTTTCCCTATCAATCCTCACATCATTTTTATATCTCTTGTAAAGATCCTTGAAATCCTCTCCCTGTGTCTTCCAATATCTGCATGCCTCCTCATCCTTTTCAAGCATATCCTTCCAATCCTGCATCCTGATTTTCAGATCCTCAATCTTCTCCTCCATCTCCTTGTTCCATTCCTTCTGCTTCTCGGAAAGATCATTATTCACTAACTTCTTTCCGTACTCATATATCTCCTGCTTGGAAAGATTTGAGTTCATATACAGAATCTCCAGATCCTTATATATCTTCATGTTATACTCATTATCCCTGCAATCCGTACCTGCGATAAATTCATCATACATCATTTTCATGTACCTCCTTGGAATGATAGCACAACTATATACTACCGCAGAAGAAATGTAAATCGTTTTTTTCAGAAAAAAGGGGAGAAATCCTCCCCTCCTTCTCATCTGGTTTTTCCATTAATCCAGATATGTCCATCCTCCTTCGGCTGTAGCCGCCTTATGCTTATGCTCTCATATCTCTCCCTGCCTCTATCATCCAGATACTTAACGCTCGCCATCAACTCCTGCTTGCCTTTGCTAAAATCAAAATTGCCCGTAAACAGATCATTAAATGTCATGGACTTAAAACGGGTAACATTATGCAATCCAAGGAACTCCCCTTTTTGATACCATCCATTGCCCAAACTCCACTGTACCGCAGAACCCTTCTTCATCTTCCTTGCATCTTCAATCTTCATCTCCAGAAACCTCCTTAATTCTTCTCATATCTCTCAATCCTGAAAATATATCTCGTTGATCTTCCTGCCAATCCCTGATATATAACAACCTCCTCATCCTCATTGCTTGCCGTGATATACTCATCATTAGCCTCATCTATTGAATAGCCGCAATCCCTGATATCATCAAGCATCTCATCAAATACTGTCCAAAAACTTCTCTGCAGATCTTCCAGATTTCCCATATTAAACCTCCTTAACTCTTGCCCAATAACTTCCACTTGATACCTCAACCCTTCTCCAGATAGATCCTCCATTATGATTCTGAAAAATCCTTGCCTCAACTAATGTTTCAAAATAATCATCATGAGGATCATTAACACCCTTCAATCTGCGTACCATATATGTCTTCATCTCCAGAATCCTCCTTAAAACCTTCCATTCTCTTCTGCATAACAATAAATGTAATCCTTATCCTCATCATCCAGATCCTTGTACGCTATCCCGAAAACCTCTTTAGCGACCTTGTTCAAAACCTTCAATTCTTCTTTGGTGAAATCCATGATATTAAACCTCCTTGGTTGATATTCATACTATATACTACTTGGAGATGGCTGTAAATCGTCTTTTTCAGAAATCCAGACATAACAAAAGGCACCCCATCAGGATGCCTTTTGCCTACCAAGGAAATCACATATTGACTTTATATGTAATTGTACCCTTATGTTATAACAATCCAGAGATTAATGCAAATATTTCATCATGATCCATTTGCCGTCAGCGATTCTGCCAAATCCGTTCTTCTCCTCCAGAATAACAACCTTATCCCCATTGTTGAGCGAACCGATTTTGCCGTAATTCTTTCCTGCTCCAGATCTCACATTAAGGAAGGTATCAACCTTAACTGTGTACTCCTTCCCCTCATTAATCTCTGCAGAAATCTCATCAATTAATGCCTTTGGTTTTCTTCCCCTTTTCGGCTTCTCTGAATTTTCAACAATCTTCTTCTCTGCCATGATCTTCTCCTTCCTCATGAATAATAAGGCAATGCATAACCTAAAATGTACTTGGAATTGTATGATATGTGGCGGTAGCCAACCTTATTTGATTTGTTACCTTCAATCACATATATGTAACCCTTCTTCTTGTAATTAACAGAGGTTATCATCCCCGTGTGAGTAGGCTTTCCTTTTCCCTTGAAATCATAGAAAACAAGCCATCCGATCTTTGGCACAACTCCTCTGTTCTTCCATCTCTTTTTTGCTTTATACCATCTCATCTGTTGGAGGCATCCTGCAGAGGTATTCAACTTCTTAACCCCGATCTGTAACAAACATGATGCCGTGGCTATTGCACACCAAGGAGTTGTTTTGCAATTCTTCCTCATCCCTGTTTTCTTGTTCCACGGCTGTACTATATATTTCTGTGCCTTGCCGTTAGATTCAGAATAACCATTCCAACTCTTAAACTTGGTTTTTGCCTGTGATGCAGTTGCCATAATCAAGCCTCCTCATCTGGCTCATCTTCAATCGGCTCCTCATCCTCTACAGGCTTTTCAAAATATTCTTCCTTCGCATTATCCTGTGCGATTGTCGCCTGTGATATCCCGATTAAAGTACCGATAAACACTCCAATTGCATTTAAGGTGATAACAATAGGCTTCACATAATCCCCTGCCAGATTCCATGCAGGAAGAACTACGGAAATCAATACCGCCAATGCAGGAATTGCAACTAACGCAAGCCACTTCAAACAATCATACACTTTGTCATTCAATCTCATTTTTTCTTTCCTCCTTATTTTCTGAAATTTATGTAAATTAATGTAGCCAATAACACTGTGAAGAATGTTGAAATCAGAAACTCCAGAATCTCAATCATTCCCTTTTTTCTGTTACTCTTAATTGAGCAACCAAACCATCCAATCGGTGATGAGCAGATTTTGTGGATTGTTCCACAATAGCCATCCTCTCAATCAAGTTGTTGTGTTTTTCAACCCGTGCGGATAACTCTGCAATCCGTTCATTTGTATTCTTCAACTTCTCATCAATAACTTTGTCATGCGACCTGTTAGAAAGCACTACGGCAACAACAGCAGGGATTCCTCCTGCTACTGCCGTTAAAAGTGATGCAACAATATCATTCATCTCCAGATCCTCCTGCCCTCATTGTATCACACTATTATGTAATGAAAATTCCGTAAAAATGAAGTCTGCCCGCACTTGCAAGCGTATAATTGTTGATAACAGGTCTGAAGTGAATACTACTATCAGAAGGATCAATATACCCCATCAAAAAATACGGTCCTGCCATACCGAATAATCGTGTATATAATTGTGGTATTGCTCCATAGGCTATTTTCCCAACATAGCCATCTGTACCTGCCGCTACCGCTGTTCCATCTCCAGACAAAATAAAATCCGCCTGTATTATATTTCCACATCTAATTATTTTTTGTGAATAAATTGACCAAGCACCGCTTGTTTTATTGATGATATAACTTGATGTGATATCTCTAACATTTATCCTAAAACACTCTAATCCTCCAGACGTCTTGATATTTCCTCCAACATATAACTGATAATCTGCATCTGGAATGCCATTTATACCAACTGATTTCCGCTTGATATCATAAATCATCAACGGTCTTCCTGTGCCTACCACAACATTATATGTGGTGGTGGTGAATTTATCGGTAACAGTAATCTGCACATTCCATTCATAAGAATTATCCAAACTAAATGTTGAAGATTGCCCATTCATAAGGGTTGTCCATGCCGACCATGAGGAAGTCCCTTTTTGTTGGTGTCTTTCCTTCAATGTCATTGTGTTAATTCCATTAACAGAAGATATATGCCCTGTTACTGTAACTGTGGTATCAGATTCAAAAGAATTTTTCCTAACAACACTATAATCTGCCGTTGGTTCTGTCCACGGCAGAATAGGTATATTCAGAGAGGTTGTTGATGTGTTTCCTCTACTATCTGTAACCGTTACCTTTGCCGTAGGTGAACCTGATAAATTAACCTTCGGAAATCCCTGATATCTATTGGCTGTAATGTTATAATTTGAGCCTCCAAAATTCAATGTATAAGAAACGATAGATGCCTGTTTCTGTGCCGTTGATGCAGTACATGAAATAACCAATCCACTCTGTTTCTGCACAATGATTTGGTCATCCCCTGTGATATCAACTATTGCCTGTGTAGAATCCCGATAGGCAATGGTTACGGCTGTCGGATTTGCATTAACAACATTCATTGTCGCCTCTTTATAATCATGGAAGATTGTTCCATTAACAGAAGATTGCAGATCCACCTTAAAAGACAATGAATTTGCCGTACTGCAAGCATTCAACATTCTATTCTTCTCGCTCTGTGGTAATGATGTGCTATTGAAGGTATATGTTCCTCCATCATTATTCACGCTCACAAACGGAGAATAATACTCTGTTCCTCCAGCCATCCAGACTAAACGAGCCTGTAAATTATTAACAACAGTTGAACCAGCCTTATTCTCATAAACAAATGTCGGAAATCCTGTATCATTGAAATTCGTTAATGATGTAATTGTGGCATATCTCGGAATGGTGTTTAAGGTATAAGAATGTGAACCCGTGCAATTTACTGATGCAGAATAGATTGCCGCCTTAACAGACATTGAAACCGATTTGGTTCCATCATTATTATGCGACACGGTTAAAGATCCTGTTTTCTTATAGGCTCCACTACCCTTCATATTAAATCTGGATGTGGTTTTAAGAACGGTTTTTCCTGCAATAACAACCGTTACGGGACCTGCCTGCACATAATATCCACTTGACATTGTGCCATTGGATTTCAATGTCCATTTTATCGTGGTTGTATTATTGGCAATACTTTGAGTAGCAGTCCATGAAAGATTTAATCCGATTGTTCCATGGCTTGATGTTGAATATTTATTCGTGTTAAAATTGCCACTTAATGCCATCTCATCTCTCCTTAAATATTCGGTACAACAGCAATTCCCTGATTAACAATATTGTTGTTTGTATCTTTGATCTCAAACGGCAGAAATTTCAACATGTTCCCGATATCCATTTGATTCTCAATAACTGCATTCTTCATGTGGAAATCCTGTTCCTTTGTCCAGAATATTGCCGTGTTAGCCTTATCGTTACAATTACTATATGCTGTAACTCCATTTTTATCAAATACAACGCTCGGCTTAACTCCTCCAACAGCCTCTCCAAAACACTCCAATCCATTCGCATCCATCCTGATAAGCACATTGTTAGATTCATCCCGAATAGCCAAAACACCCTCTGGATTGCTTTCTCCTCCCAAATCAATCTCATGTCCTCTAAACATTGATGCTGTCAGATCCTGCACATTAACCCTTGATGCATCCAGAGTTCCAACGGTTATCATGTCCGCATTTATCTGTCCATCCGAGTTCAATGCCACTATATAATTCTGTGAATAATAACCATCTCTGGAATAACCGAATCCTCCTGCATTCCATCTCCACACCTTGTTAGCATGCTCCAGATCCACGGGGTCATTAGGATTGTCTACCTTGAAAACAACAATCTCATACGGCTTGCCATTCTCATCCAACTGCATAACAACATTTCCACCAAGTCCACCTGTTATTAATTGAGAAGAATGTGAAACTGCACTTTCCAATTCATCCTCTTTCACATAATCGGTCGCCAACTCCCAATCCGTTCTGGAAAATCCTGTTTCATAATACTCAACCGATATGTCGCCAGTGTTGCAGAAAATGTTATTTCTTCCTACAATCGTTTCAGGAATATTTATCAAACTGATATCATAATCCTTCGTTGTTGTGTCCGCCCTTGTGAGTGTTGCTTTTCTCATCAAAACTCCATCCACAATCTCATAATAGATCCTAAAGGAACCTCCATCTGTAACGGTTTCCTCCAAATCAAAAATATAAACCTTCTGCACCTCCATATCCTCATCCGCTACCGATACCACAATATTAGAAAATCCTGTTTCATCAGGCTCAATCTCACATTCACATTCAATAAGATCCTCATTAATCAGAGAATCAAATGATGCAACACTACCGCTTGCCTGTCTGATAACTGATGTTTGTTTAGGTGTTGTGCAATAATACAAAACACCATCATCTGTCCATAGATCTCCCACATCATAAGGAGGAACTGGCTGGCTTATAAATACTCTCTTTTTGGATGCAACTGCACTCATTGCAGAATCCGCACTATTTTTGGCATCCTCCGCAACCTCTGTACTCTCTGAAATCGTGTCTGCCAGATCCTGTTTCACATCCCCAAATTCTGTCTCAACATATTTCTCCAACAAACAATCCCATTTAGTACGGATGCATTTTACATTGGCACGGGAGATTCCTAATGCCTCATAATACACGGTTACGGTATCGCACAAATCAACCCTATCAACTAATTCTCCACTCTGCAGAAAATTCAACTTGATATTGTTTGAAGGTACTGTGAGATTATGTGATGCAGAATATTCCTGTGCTTTTGCCGTCAACTGTAAAACATTTGGGGTTGTTTCGTACTCATTCGTAACATCCAGAATTAAAACCCTCTTAACATCCAAACTTAAACCCGTGGCAACTTCTCCACCTGAAATTGCCGCATCTTCTCCATTTTTGTAATAACACAAAACATGGGTATATAGGTTAGAATCCTCCAACTCCTGCGACAATTCCAGAAGGTTTTTGCCATACCTGATTGTAACTCCCCGATCCTGCCCTGCATGAGTTAAGAAATCAACCCTGAAATTATCATATTTAATTTCCGCCGTGCCAAATACATCCAGAAACGATCCCTGTTTCCCTGCGAACCATGATTTAACGGAAGATGGTGTATCAATTACAAAGGATGCGGAGACCGTTTTATCCGTATTGATAGAATATCCAACTGCCGCATTCTCCAGAATAACACAAGCACTCGCCGCATTATTGGCGGCACCACTCGCTATCGGAAATCCAGATAGATCATAGGAGATATGTTTGGCATATACGGTAAACTTTCCATTCATCTCTTTCCCGATCCTGTCTATCCTGAATAATTGCGGATCATCAGTAAAATTAGGTCGTACCTTCAAAACCCTCCTGTATGCAATATCCTCCGCATGAATGCCATGCATAGGATATTCCATTGTGAGTTCATATATGCCGTTTCGCTCCTGTTCTACTACGCAGGAGATACAATCTGATAATACACCTAAACCATAATCGGCAGGCACCGTGCCAGAGGTTATTTGCTCATACAATATCGGAAACATATTTCCTCCTTAAATGATCCAATACCTTGGAGTGATTGTAACAGCCGTGATTCCTCCCGTGAAAGTTACAATGTTCTCACCTTCATATAATACAGGAAATTCTCCAGACATAAGGCTGTTTTTGTTCTCACTTGATAACCTATACACATCCATCTTGTCGCAATCAATATTCAGATAATCCAGAATGTTTGTGAATGTCATTGTCTGTCCTGAAATTGTAAGGCTTGCATCTCCAGATCCTACAATGTGAATCAACGGCTTTGCATTAAACGCTGTCGGGTTTATTAATCTTCCTCCAGAAACCACATCAACTGGGGTATTTCCTGTTATTAAATATCTCTCTGGTCTGCAACGGAATGATATATCAAACCTTCCAACCCTTGTCTTCCTATTCTCCACATCAAAAGGTCCTTGATAATATGCCATCCTGAAAATATCGGGTTCATAATCGTCAAGTAATACTTGATATCCTGTTTTGTATAACTTAACAGCAACATCATTTAAGGCATCCTGTATAGAATCCTCTGTACCATCTCCAACAAACAGGCTGTAAGGTTGGTCATAGGCTTCCCATGCATCCTCCATCTCAACAACTTCCCTGCTCGTGCCTGCAATCGGTACAATGTTCATCTTCCTTGTTGGTCTGATAATATGGGGAGCAGATGCTATCCCTGCAGGAATAACATCCCCTCCAAATGTGATATGTCTGTTAAGCATATACCTTCTCCTTATCTGAAATCAAATTCTGTATCTCTTTTGATACCTGTTTTGCAAGTTCCCTAACATCCTGTCCTTCGGAGGCATTGATATTAATGGTTATACCTCCCATATTAATGGAAGAATTTGATTTTGTTTCTGTTGTTTTCACTCCAGATGCATAATCATTCATTGTCGCTCCATCAACGGCTAAACCGATATCATCAAAAGACAATGCATCATTAACATCCTTGGTGATCTCTCCTGCACTTTCCGCCATATCCTTTGCAACACTGTTCATCTCGTCGGAGAATCCTTCTCCAATACCTAATGCAAGGTTTTTACCAATAACATCCCTGAAAACAGTTGAAGGTGAATGTATGCCAAAGAAATTTTTAAGGTTGTTAAGTACTCCTTTCCCGAATCCCTGTATCTTGTCTTTGATCCATTTTGCCATGTTGGAAATGCCGTTCCACAATCCCCTAATAAGATTTTCACCAACGGATGCAATCTGTTTTAATCCCTGTCCTAAACCTCCAACAATAGCCTTGATTATGGTTGGCAGATTCTTTCCCAATTCCACAATTATCTGCGGAATTGCCTTAATTATCCCCATGAATAACTGTATAGCCGCCTGAATAATCATAGGTGTACTCTTAACAATGAAATTCACTATGTTTGTAATCAATGCAGGAAGATTCTTAATCAATACAGGAATGGCTTTTAAGATACCCTGCACAATGCTTGTAATAACAGATAATCCTGCCTTTAACAAAGGCATCAAAACCTTCTCATCTGTTAATGCCGTAAGCATCTGCATGATGATATCCACAATAGCAGGAATAACAGTTGGTGCGTTCTCTGAAATTGCGTTGGAGATTGTCAGAATTATCTGTACGGCAGAATTGATAACATTTGAAAGATTTTCAGGATCTCCCAATGCCGTTGCTATTGTTCCAATAACCGATATTACGGCAGACAATATCATAGGTGCATTTTCTATGATTCCATTAGCCAACTCCAGAATGATAGGCACAGCCGCATTAAGCAAAACAGGAAGATTGGTTGTGATTGAAGATAACAGGGCATTCAATATTGTTCCTCCAATCTCAAACAACTGCGGAGCCTTGGTTACTATACCATCTGCAAGGCTCTTAATTCCTTCCTCAATATTTGCCAAGCCTCCATTAATATCCGATCCAGAAAATATGGAAGATAACCCTGTCATTGTGGTAGAAAAAGCAGGAAGAAAATCTGAAAGCATATTCCGCTTCATTCCTTCCAGAGATACATTCATATTCTGCAAATTATCCTTATAGGTTGCCGCCGCCTTTACAGCATCATCCGACATTACACCGCCAAGGTCATTAACCTGCTTTCTCATATTCTCTGTGGCTTCTGCGGAGGTATTGAATAACGGAGCCAATTCAACAGCACCCTTCCCCAATAACTTGGTTGCAAGTGCCGTTCTCTGTCCTGCATCCTCAACATTCTGCAAAGCAGAAATTGTTGCGTTCCATGTTTCTTCAGGAGACATATTTTTCAACTGTTCTTGTGAGATTCCTAATGTCTTAAAGGCATCATTTCCCTCCTCTGCAGAGGTAACAAGTTTCTTCATAGAAGTCTTCATACCTTCAATGCTTGTTCCTGTATGCTTCAGAATAAATGCCCATTCCTGATAGCCTTTGGCAGACATGTTCATTTTTTGGCTATTCTTGTCAATCTCGTCTCCATAAGCCGCAACACTTCCAACTCCAGAAACGAACGCTTTTGCACTCGCCAATGTAGCCGCTCCAGTTGCCGCAATAGCCGCCCCTGCAACCTTCGCTCCAGTGCCAACTACGCTACCAAGTTTTTTGCCAAATTCAGATCCCTTCTTCTCGGAATTTTCCAATCCCTTATCATACTCGGAAGAATCCAAACCGAGTTTTGCAAATAACTCAAAAACATTCATATTTTTCCACCTGCCAACTTGTTCACCTTTTCAATAATGCG